TTATTCTAATGCCTAACTATGATTTTCGATGCACACGCTGTGAGTATACGTTTGACGAGGTTCGCAAAAACAGCGACGATACTCCTGTGTGTCCTCGGTGTGGCGCACCAACCAAGATGGTATGGATACAAGCACCCTCATTCAAATTTGACGGACCACTTATGCGCTAATGACGAGAGATGAAATGCGTGGGCAGATGAAGGGTAACTGCCTGCTCTTCGGTAAAATCTGTATCCCTCAGATGTTTTCCTATCGTACTCCCGATTTCCACAGGGAGGTTGCCGCCGCTTTGCATGATTACGACTTGCGGAAGATATGCGTGATTGCTCCTCGCGGTCATGCAAAGTCTTCTTTGGTTGCCGGCGTATGGGTCTTGTATCATATCCTGTTTGACCCCGGTCCCAAGGTTATCGTTCTTGTGTCTAAGACCGAAGGACATTCCATTCGACTGCTGCAAACAATTAAGGATGTCTTGGATTACTCCAAGCCCCTGCGGTATCTCTTTGGGTATTGGGGACGCTTCTCTGCCCAGAAGTGGGCGGAAAAAGAAGTTATCCTGAAGGATGGTACCTACATCGTCACAAGGGGTACAGGTCAACAGGTGGTTGGATTGAAGTATCTGAACCAACGCCCAACGCTCATCGTTTTGGATGACCCGGAAGACATGGAGAATACCTCTACTCCCGAGCGTATGGCGAAAAACCAACAATGGTTCTTTACCAACCTCCTCCCGTCGTTGGATGCCAACCGTGGACGATGTATCGTTATCGGAACACCGCAAGATGAGAAATGCTTGGTTGAGACCCTCTACGGGATGGAGGGGTGGAAGTCCATGCGGTTTCAGGCTATGCGGGAAGATATCGTCTCCGATGCTACCTCAATCGAGGACTTGGCGTCCGGTACTCTGGAGGCTACGCCAGATATGGTGCTGTGGCATGAGACGTGGAATGCTCAGCGACTGGCGCAGGAATTGCTGTCGCTGGATTCAATAGGTAAGCGTGGCTTCTTTTTCCGTGAGTATCAGTGTGTAATTATGGGTGCGGACGAGGCGACGTTCAACCCTAAGCTCTTCCGATATTGGGATGGACATGTGATTTACAATGGCATACATGAGGGGACGCTTGTTGTCACGCATCTTGACGATGTAAAACTTGAAGAACCCAAGTACATAGCGGTAAACATCTTTGCAGGGGTAGACCCAGCGAGCTCTACCAGCAATGTGGCCGACTATAGCACCATAGTGAACGTGGCTGTGGATGAAGCCGGCAACCGCTATGTTTTGGATTATTTCCGCAAACGAGTGAACCCGTTAGAACATGCAGAAGCCATTATTAATAACTATCTTGCGTTCTATCCACAGAAAACCCGCATCGAAAGTACTGGATACCAAGAGATGCTCCGACTGTATATCAAGGAGGAGTGTTTCCGTAGGAACATCTATATTCCCGGTTTGGAAATTAAGGAGAAACCTCGCGAGCGAAAGTCTAAGCGCCTAGAGGGTATGCAACCCTTCTTTCAACAGCGCAGGGTCTTTATGAAACGTAAACACAAGGAGTTGATTGCAGAGCTTTCTGCATATCCGCGTGGAAAACACGATGACTTACTGGATGGGTTATACTATGCCTTTAAGGGCAACTATCGTCCGTTGCATGCGGCGGATTCCCCGGAAAACAGAGAAAAAACGCTAGGAGCCTATACTTTTGAGGAGGATTACATAGATGACCCAGATGATTATCTCCTTTGGTAATCACTACTTATGGTTCTCTTTTGGGTAAAAAGCACTTGACTTTGGTTACCTAATGTACTATATTGTATATTAGGGGTAACTCCCCACCCTATAATAACTTGGTGTTAAATGGCTACTCTTGACCTTACGACGGGAAGCGAAGTTGCGCCCGACGTATCATTTTATGGCGGATTGCGCACGAAGGACAAGGAAACGCTTCTTTCGGAACGTTTGCTTGAGTCTTATTCTTCGTCGGCCTCTGGATGGCGTACACAGGTCAAAGAGGACGATGACTTTCGGAATGGTGCCCAGTGGACAGAGGCGCAGAAGAAGAAAATCAGGAAGCGGAAGCAAACACCATTAGTTGTGAATGTTATCAAGCCTGTTGTAGAGATGGGAAAGTCGCTGCTCACAGCACGTGCTCCCCGGTTCTCTACCACAGCACAGGAAGATTCGGATGTCAGGACAGGTCGTATGTTTGCAGACCTTCTGGCATTTGTCTGGCAAAGAAATCAAGGTAACCTGCTTCATCAGATTGTTATTGACGATTTCTATGTCAAGGGGTTGGGGTACTGGTTCGCATACTTTGACCCTCAGAAAGATTTTGGGCGTGGCGAAATTTGTCTGACCTCGGAAGACCCGTTGGATGTCTATGTGGACCCCAACAGTAAGGACTTCCTGTTCAGAGATGCTGCGCATATTTTGGTGTCGCGCCTTATCACAGGCGAACAACTTCAACAGTATGTTCCAGATGTCATCGATTTGTTGAAGGGCGCAGAGCCAAGTGACGACCATATGATGCCGTCACAGATTCGAGACGGTAGCGAGGGTCAGACGGATGACCCGCTGTTCGGTGATACCGAGCACGTACGCTACCGAGCCATTGACCGCTACACAAAGATTAAGGTCCGATATTACCACTCGTTTTGTCAATTCAATGGCGACGAGAGGATTATGCTTCCCGAAGAATACGGGAAGTTTCTTGCCCAGCCGGTTGTGGTTGAAACATCTGCTGAAGGCGAACGATACATTACAAAGCAAGGTGAGGTAATGGAGGCGCTCCGTATCTTCAAAGAAACGGGCGGCGTGTTCCATTACACGTATGAGCAAAGCACCGGTCAGCCGGTGATGGTAGCGGGGGCAGAAGACGACGCCGCTATTCCCAACTCCGAAGTCACCCAGCAGGTTGTCAATATGAAAGTTCTTATTGACGCAAAAATTGTTGAGGTTAATGAGTTTTGGAATACGCGCATTAAGCGTGTCTTTACTGTCGGCGGGAGAGTCGTGACAAAGGAAATATTGCCAATTAGCGACTATCCGATTATTCCAGTCCCGAATCATTGGAGACGCAATCCGTATCCGATGTCGGATGTTCGACTGGCCAAAGGTATTCAGGAGTATATCAACAAAACACGTTCGCTGATTATGTCGCATGCGGCGAACGCAGCAAATGTCAAGGTCTTCATTCCAAATGGTGCTGCTAATCGTAAGGAAGTTGAAGAGCTGCTTCAGAGACCCGGCGCGGCAGCCATCTATTATGACGCAGAATTTGGTAGCGTCACAATAGCCCAACCTATACCGTTGCCCGGAGAACTCTACAAAAATGAGGCTGATGCCAAGAAAGATATCGAGAATATCTTCGGCATCTATCAGTTCATGCAAGGTGACCCATCGGGCTCCCCAGACACTTATCGGGGCACCGTAGCTTTGGATGAAATGGGGCAGCGTAAGATTCTCAGTAAGGTTGAGGCCATTGAAGGTTCGTTGGTCCAGTTAGCCCGCGTCCTGATTCAAATGATTCAGGCGTTTTATTCGAGGCATAAGGTCATACGAATCCTTGAACCCAACAATAAGCCTCGTCAGATGGAAATTAACGTTCCAATCTACGACGAGTTGGGTGAGGTCATCGACAAAATCAACGACGTTACTGTTGGTGAGTACGATGTTGTCGTTGTAACTGGTTCGATGCTTCCGTCTAATCGCTGGGCACGATTTGAGTACTACATGAGGTTGTATGAGGCTCAGATTATCGACCAAGTCGAAGTGCTTAAGCAGACAGAGGTTGTTGATATCGAAGTCGTAACCGTGGTCCGCGGGAAGTTTGGAGAGGATGGCCTTCGCCTTCTCCATCTGTTCGGGCGTGATGGTGTCGTCTTCGACCTTGCAGTCGCCGTGGATGCGGCGTACGAGCCGCTGACCGATGATCGCGTTGAGCGCAGGCGCGAGGAGGAAGGGCTTCACGCCCATGGCTTTCACCCGTTCGGCGATCAGGTCGCCGATGGGGTAGTCGACCATGGCGGTAGCGACGCCGGTCTTCAAGCCGAAGCAGTCGACCAGGTTGGCGGCGCAATTGAACTCCCCGCCGCTGACGTGAATCTGGCACTCGGTGGCTTTGCGAAAGGGGATGATGCCCGGATCCAGGCGGTGGATCAGCGC